TTTGGAACGTAAGTGCCAAGACGCAAGTAGCGCTCGTCAATCTTGGACTGAGTATCCTCGTCGGTAAGTGAAAGCTCGGTTAGCTTGAGATAGAAGATGTTGGTCTTCTCTTTGATAATCTTGTGAAGCTTGTTCTCAACAATCTTCTGGTCCGGACGACAGACTTGCTCCTTGAAGGTCTTGTCCTGGTCACGGCTGTTTGCCAGAGAGGTATTACCAGTGTTGGCAAATGCCTTTCCAGCAGGAACCCCGTGGGCCATGAGAATGCTGTTGAGGTTGGACTTGTCATAGTTCATGAATGACGCATCCTGAGTCCCAGCCTCAACCGGCTTCATTTCGAAAGAAACCTTTCTATCAGGCTCTTCGGCTGGAAGAGGGACATACAATGTACGGTGATTCTTCCCCTTGATTGTCGTTTGGAAGAATTCGACCAAGCGCGCCTCGGCTGTTGGTGAGAGCGTTCCACCCTTGGTAACAATGACGTAGCGTGGAACAGCCTTGTTCTCAAAGTAATCAAGGTTGAATCTTGCGCTGAACTCATTACCAGTTACAGCATGCATGGCAGCAATGATGTCTGAAATTCCGTAGTATCCGTTCGTTGGCGAATACTTCTTGAAGTGAATAACCTCATTTGGACGACGGTCATTACCAATTGGGTCAACAGTCTTCTGGTCACCAAAGTTACGGAAGAAGACAGCCTTGTTCTCAATAATCTGAACGAAGCCGTCTCGCTTCTTTCGAATACGCATTGTAGTAGAAGGGATGTGACCTAGGTATGCAATTTCACCCGTGACTGTTCGACCAATCTCAAGATACCCGTTTCCGGTTGCCTCGTAGTCGGTCCAAACCTTACGCATGATTTCAAGGAAGTCATCTTCCTCGTTGCAAGAGTCAATCCATTCCTGCATCTGCTTGCGCATACGAGAGAGCTTGCGACGAATCTGCTTTAGCTTCTCTTCGTCACCCTCGGCATTATCAATCTTCTCCTTGGTGTCATCAGACTCAACCCAGTCGTAACCAAGGCCAACAATGTTGTTTACCTTAGCCTTGACGGCGGCTGCATGTGGAGAAGACTTCTCGAAGAGAGCCGCGAGATAATCTAGATTGTATGGCGGAAGAACTACATCGAAGAGCGTATAACCGGTTTGATTTTCGGTACGCTCCATTCGCTTTGATTCTGCGCCACCAGTGCCGCGTTGGACCTTCTCTAGACGAGCGGCCTTACGCTTCATATTTGGGTTTACACCCTCGTATTCGCGGAAGTCAGAAACTTCCTTGGCGAATACGTCTGTCTCATTGGCCGGTGCGACCGTCTCTACAACGGAACCAAGCGAAACCTCAATTTCATAAGGTTCCGCTGGAGTCTGGTCCTTCTGGCGTCGTGAGCCTGCTACTTTACTGGCGACCATGCTTTAGTTCGTCATTGATAGCTCCAACGTCTTCTGGGTCTGGAGTTAGACCTAGAGACATACGGAACTTCTGACGCTGATACTCCTCTTCATCAACTGGTCGGTGACCCTCAAGGAAAACCGGGCGACCTTCATTAATTCCGAATCCGCGTACAGCCTTTGCCAATGTAAAAGCCGCAGTAACATCTCCCTTATACCCAATGGTGAGAAGGAAGTTGCGGTCCTCATCCATGACAAACGCGCCATTTGGCATCTGCCAAACCCAGACGCCATGTTGTACATCCGGGTCTTCAACAATTTGCTTGTTGGTAAGCTTCATCTTCATATAATCATTGTATTCTGAATTAGTTATAAGCGCAAATTTGTCCAACCCGTGGTCGAAAATCGGCTTTATGTGACCCTTATTGTCATCCAGCAGGCTGAATAGCCCAGTCATAGGTGTATGCCTTGGCTTCAAACTCGGAGATTGTGATTGTATTACTCTCAACAAGCTGCAAGGCTGGTGCCCCAACCCAGTTCTGGTAAATACTCTGAGCCCCGGCTGTATCAATAGTTGACATTTGTGATGTATATGTTGCGAGATAGCCAATTCGACAGGCAACAGTGCTTAGGAATGTCAACGCAGATGTCTGCTCTGCGAAAATGGCAATTACGTGGTGCCAGCGGTTTAGTGTGATTGTCGTTGCACCAGAAATGACCACTCCATCTACAACCAAAGCTACTAGGCTGTTCGGAACCCATTGTCCAGACGCATTTGTAGTAATGGTATGGCTTCCTGCCGCAAAGAGGGTCTTGGAAATGGCATTGGCACTCATGAAGACTGTGAACTCGACTGCTGTATAGCCGCCGAAATTTGTGTCTTGTGCAATTGTGAATCCAGTGGTTGCACCCAGCTTCATCCCGCCGAAATCATTAAACTCAACGGGATTGTAGGCGAAGACATCCAAATCAACGTTGGCAGGGTCGGTAAGAGTCATTGCCACTGACTCGTCACTTCCTTTAATAGCTTTTGTGGTATATGCCCTGAAAGTCATATTCTTGACAACGGCTTGGTCTGTACCCGCTGGAAGGTCTACCTTAATCTTGAATGTCTGGTCGGTGCTAATATCCAATCCAGAGAATGGTTGCGCTCCATTGGTAGCGACTGTATAAGAGTTTTCATTCAGCGCGGTTGATACCACTACTCCAGGTGATGCTTCCCAAGCTAGAGAAGAGCCTTCAAGGACGACACCTGTTTCAGCAGCAAAGGAGATTGACTTTTCCCAGACACCCGCTGCGTAATTCCCGGTTGTTGGGTCTGTGAGGTTGATTAGCTCCCCATCTAGAACCCCGGCGTTTACGTAATTAGCGTCTTCAAAGTCTGAGTCAAAGGAGGCTCGGATAGTGGCATTGTCAGCCTTCATGAAGTAGACGTGCCCGCCATTGCCCTTTGAGATATCGGAAACATTCGGATAAGTAGTTCCAACGGAATAGTGAGACTGAATAGTCTTTGTTGACAATGGGTAATTGTATACTGCCACTGCGTCAACAGTCATCTTAGCAGCACCACTAGTATTTGTAACTAGATTTGTGGCAGTATCCATCAATCCATCAATCAGGATTGACTCATCGACCGTTGCAGAAGCGACGACTTCGCCATTAACGTATAGATAAATGTCATTAGTGTCATAGACACCAACAATATGAGCAGTTCGACCAACATCTAGCCACTCATATTCGATACTTGTGATTACAGTAGGAGAAGCCACTTGAAAGAATAGAATTCCTCCATCAATGAACAGACCTGAAGTATTTCTAGCTAGGATATTTGCCAGACCTGTCGCATTATGTGGCTTTACCCACGCCTCAAGGCTAAATGACTTCTGCTGCTTTGTCGCCATCATGATATCTCCAATTGGATACGTAAAACCCGCCGCATCCAAATACTGTGCGGCAATGCCACGGGCAGTGAGTGGACGGTCAACGGTTGGAGTACCTGTGGTGGCACCATCGCGGTCAAATCCTGATACGTCGGTAACGCCACTGTCTAGTGGATAGACGGCAATTGGGTTATCACGTAGGATGTGGTAAACATAGGTCATTTGTTTAATTCTACCATAAATAGAGCGAGAGGCCACCTCCTCAGGTGGCCTCTCTGTGTGCAACTATATCATCCTAAGGCACGAGCACGAATGCGCACGCCCGTGGTCGCTTGTCTCTTGGACTCGCGACGTTTTTGTTCAGCCGCGTGGTCCGTCCCAGAAGGTCCAGCCCTGACGCTTGGTGAACAAGTCTAGTAGCTTTCTGTCGAACAAGCCGTAGTTCTTCGTGTTGGAGTTGTAGCCAAACCACAATGTCTGAACCTGCTTAATCAGATTGACAATTGTGCGCTGTGGTCTAACTCCCTTTAGACGAGCAAGGTGGTCAAGCTCTGCAACAACCTTTGCCTGGTGGGCAAGCTGGAACTCATCCAAAGGTCTGTTGTAGCGCCCGTCTTCCTTTGCAACCATTAGGTACACATCGTAGAGGTACAGCGGAAGCTTAGGAATTGGTCCTCGCGTCCAGCGACCATCATCATATGGTCCCATTCCGTGCTTAGGATTACCTAGATTATCAATCTTAGCCCCGGTCTTTGGCACAATAGTCAAACCTCCGGTGGATGGCTTTCCAGTGTTAATAGCCTTTTGAACATTCTCACGGAAAGTTGCCATGCTGAAGCTTGGGTCAGTCTTACGACCTGGAGCCCACTCCTTGTGACCAATTGCCATTGATGCCTTGAACGGTGCCTTGTCGTAACTAGCAAGTGCAGCAACTAGACGGTAGTAAGCCTGTAGCTGTACTGTAGGCCAAGGCTGTGTTCCTGAGTTCTCTGCCTCAATACCCCACATATAAGCATTTGCTGAATCTTCTGGAATACCATTTAGAGGTCCACCAACACCAGCGTGGTTTGCGCGGTGTCCAGCAAAGAGAATTACCGTTCCGTCGCGTCCAAGACCGAACTGAGACAGCGGCCCTGGAATTCCAGTGCGTCCGTTCAAAACAGTGTTGTAGCTTGGGTAGTTTCCGTTAGCTGTTGGTCCTGCCGTGTGGTGGCAAACAACTCCCTTTGGGCTGAAGCTCTTTGACCAGTTAGATGAACGGGTTTGCCATCCATCGACTTCCTGAACCTTGAGGCCCCATGAGCGGAGGTGTGTTGCCAAATCTGTAAACTTAGTTGTCGGCATTTGCATCATCCTTTAGGAATTCATCATCGAATTCTGCTGCATCTGGGTCATAGTCAGGAAGTTCTACTTCAGGAATATTCTTTCCAAGCAATGCGGACACAGAATCGTCCAGAGCGTCATCATCGACATCTGGTGGCAGTTGTTCAAACTGCTCTTCATTTTCTGACATAGAATTTCCTCCTTCCATTCTTATTACAGTATACGCTCTTTCCTTATAAAGGCAAAAGCCCCGGCTCTAATGAGCCGGGGTCTTTTATTATGCCTTTACAACATCCACTACTTCACAAGCGCCTGCTGCGCAAGCCAATTCCTGAGTTCCTGTGGTTGAATCACTAGTCTCATATACAGAGAGCAATGACCAATCAACAGAATGTGGAACCTTGTAAGTCCATTCCGCGAATTCCTCGGCAGTAATGTCCTGGTAAGGTGCCTGCTGATAAGTGTGTTCACTGTGTGGCAAGAAACTTACTCCTGAAACTTCATCGAAGTTTTCGTAAACCCAGTTACCAACCTCTTCCCACTCATCCGGCTTTACGTAAATCGTGACAGAAGGCTTGTGCTCACACCAGTAACGCTGGTAAGACATCCATAGCTCTAGGTGCTCAAT